GAACCTAATTCTCTACAAGATGCAACTTGGGATTCAATAGAGAGGGCGTCAGCTACCTTAAACTGGCTAATGCAAGACCCTGACCCATTCACAAGAAAGATGCCACTTGTAAGACGGTTTGAATTAAAGGGTCAGCAATACGGATTTATACCTGACCTATCTAAACTTACTGTTGGTGAGTATGCTGATTTAGAAACCATGTGTTCAGGTGGTGTATTTAAAAGTTTAGAAAAACTATGTGCTATTCTGTTTCGGGAAGTCATAGATGAAAAGCTAGACAAATATGAAATCGTTAATTACAGAGTGAGTAAAGAGCGTAAAAAGGCTATGCTAGACCTACCTATGAACATTGCAATTGGTGCGATGGTTTTTTTTTGCAACACCGCAAAGGAATTAATTTCCACTACGCAACACTATTTGGAAAAGGAGAAGAAAGTCAAGGCGACTCAATACACAAAAAATGGGGCTGGTTTGGTATCATTTATGACCTTGCTAATGGTGATATTTTAAAAATGAATGAGGTACAAAGTATATATATAGAGCAAGCCCTAACATTCATGGCTTACGAAAAAGACTTAAACTTACAAGACAAAGTAAAAATGTAATGCAGACAGTTGTAGATATTAATAACACATTCAAGCAAATAGTTTCAGAACATAAGCAACTAAAGAGTTTTTATACGTTTAGCTTAGATAGGTTAGACATGGAAAAACTAGATGTAGATAAGTACCCATTGTTATATGCTCAATGTTCAAATGCTGAATTAGATGCTAGTGTGACGGTCTTTACTTATGAGATTATAGTAGCTGATATGTGCATAGAAAAGCAAGACGATTTACTTACTCAGATATATGCAGAAACTTTTTTAATCTTACAAGACGTAGCTGCTAAATTTAGATTTGCCGTTTATGATGGAAACACAACCGTAGATGGTATGTGGGATTTTGAGTTACCGCTTCAGTGTGACCCATTTACAGCTAGGTTTGACAACCTTTTAACGGGCTGGTCAACAACATTTGAAATAAGATTACCTAACGTTATAAACCTATGTGATGCCCCGTACTAATGCAATAGTTTTAAAACTAGATATTGCAGGTGAGTCTGTACCTATGCACATGAACAAATTGCATAAAGCAATGAATAAGATAGGTAAACGAGTAGTTAGTAACGCTCGCAAAATCTTAAAAGAGCAAGGCAAAGTAGTTACTGGAAATCTAAGCAAGTCATTATTTTACACCATTGAAGGGTCTAAAGAAACAATAGAGTTAAATTTTGAAGGCAATGTTCCCTATTGGGATTTTGTAGAACAAGGTGTTCAAGGGTTAATATCTAATAAGAAAGCACCCAAAAGCCCGTTTAAGTTTGGTTCTGGTAAACCTCAAGGTGGTGGAACTTTAAGAGGTGGAATAGATAGGTGGGTTATACAAAAACCAGTTGGCGCGATACGTGACAAAAAAGGTAGATTTATTAAACGTAAGCAAATGGTTAGTGCTATAAGCTGGAAGGTTTACAACTATGGTATTGCACCTTCTAATTACTATGCCATAGCTTTAGACAGAGGTTATAAAAAAAGTAAGTCTATTTTAGGAAAAGCTATTGGTTTAGATGTAGCAACTTTTGTAGAACAAAACATGACTGGAATATATAATATAAAAATTACCCTTTAATGGCATACACAATTTCACAATCTACAACGGGAGTACAAGGGGCTGGTGATGACCTTATCTATGTTGTAACGGGTCAATCTACAACACCCGACAATTTTCGCTATGTGTTAAAAATAGAACTTGACGGTGTAGAAGTAATCTTATTAAAGCAATTACCTAACAATGCTGCTTCTGCTGTCTTCAATATTAAAAGCATAGTGTCAAATTACGTATTACAAGATGACAACCCTTACCAACTAGGGGCATTTGGGTTAGATGGGACAGCCGAAATAACAAAACAATTTAACGTCAATACTTCAGCACTAAAGACATTTGATTTAACATTTGGATATGAAGAATCTTCATCACCAACTTCAACACCAGTTGTAACATATCCAGCAGGTGCAACGACAGAAGTTAAGTGCGTCAACGGTTCGTTTCTTGCCCCTACAATTTCTTCACCACCACTTTCTACCGTTGCTTCAGATTATGGCATAGACAACGACCAAGCGTTATTTCTGTCTGATATTGCACCCGTGCCAAATAGCACGCAATTAAAAACAAGTATTCTTTATGATGGGTCAAATACGCAGTGGGCTTCGTTAGCTTTTTTAAATGGTGATGACGTGGGTTCAGCAAATACTGATTATATTTTTATAACATACTATAAAAATAACATAGGTCTAACACAATCATATTTTGAAAACACCTCAACATTCGGAGGTAAAGCACCAGCAGCAGGTTTATCGGATGCGCAAAGTCTTTTGTATTTTGGTTGTGGGACAGCAAATTTAGAAGCTCAATCAACAAACGCAATAGCAAGACCCAGCTATGGTTTTAACGCATTATGGACTCACTACGATTTGCAATTTGCAAGCTCTACAACTTTGGCTGGTAACGAAACTTCACAAGTATATAGATTTGAACGGGTTACTTGTGGTAAGTATATTACAGATGACCAAATCTTTTCTGTTCATTGGTGGAATAGTAAAGGGGGTGTAGACAACTTACCGCTTTTGGGCAAAGTGCAAGAAACACAAGAAATAAAAAAGAAAGATTATAGAACGTCAGGTGGAAATGGATTAAGTGCTAATGGAGTTGGTGCTGATGCGTATGTAAAACAATCTTGGATGGGTGGCAAAAGAAGTTCAAAAGTTCACGCAAATACAGTTTTAGAACTTACGACTATTGGGGGCAACCCCGATTTATTAAACCCTATGGTGCGTTCATTGTTAAATAGTGAACGTGTGTTTTTGTCTGGCAATAGTTTATTTGGTTCTTCAGGTCAGACAGCAGGTAATGGAGTAGTGCAGGCTTTTGTATTAGATATGCAACAAAAGAAATTGACTGGGTTAAATGATGGGTCAATTAGTTATACTTTAAAAATAGAAATTAGTAGAAGACGAGCTAACCCATGATTCAATTAATTGCAACAGAACAAACGGGTACGACTCAAATTGAGTTAGACATACCGCTAACACCTATTGAATTAAACTTTCAATACTTAGACCTTAGTGACCCAATGTCACGTAGAAGCCCGTATTCTTTTCGTTTTCAAATGCCCCTAACAAAAGGCAATAATAAATTCTTTGCTTTTTACTATAATGCAAATGTGACCAATGGAACGTTCACGCCAAATAGTAAAACAACTTGTACTTTATTAAGTGACGGAATTTTGCTAATGCAAGGCACGCTTCAATTGTATTCTGTTAGTGGTGAAGGTTATGAAGTTAGTATATTAGAATCGGTTGCTTCTGTATTTGAAACTATAAAAGGCACTACATGGCAACAGCTATTCACAACGGATGCAGGCACGGTAGACACTGACCTTGACCATGCTTTAAACTGGGACAATATAAAAGATTCTTGGGACACTTCTAACGACATAACAACGGGGGCAGTAGGCAATGGAACAATAGTCTACCCAATAGCAGACAACGGAGCTTCAGGCAATACTGACTCAGCAACAGCCGTCCCAAGTGTAGGAATTTTCGGTAATGCTGATTATGATTTAGGACAAACTTTGTTCTCTATAAACATGAAGCCATCTATTAGAATAGCGTATCTAATAGAATACATATTTAACAAGGCTGGTTTTACAATATCGAGTACGTGGCTTAATTCAGCAGACACCCAAAAGATTTATATGTTTCTAGCTTTAGAAACTTTAAGGGTAGAGGGGCGTCCTAGCTATGGGTTTAAAGTAGGTTATCATGATGATATTGAGCTTGTGGCAGGCTTTTCTAGTTATTGGCTACCCTTACTTTATTTGATTGAAAACGTGTCCCCATTTTATGACCCCGATGGGTTATATACTGAGGCATTTGTAGCACCATTTGACGGGACATTTACTTTAAAAACAACTAATGTTGTAAGAAGCGACAGAGCTACGGCTGGCAATTATAATTTTGCAGTTCGTATCGACTTAAATGGTTCTGAGTACGGGCAATCATACACACAAGCGTGTGCGTATAATGTAGAGTCTGTTGTTACTTTTGAAACGGTTATAGAAATGAGTGCAGGCGACTCTTGCCGTCCCCTTGTTATGTTTCAATCTGAAGAAACTACAACCTATTATAAAACGGGTGCAAATGCTGTGACAAGTTTTGAATTAATTTCTTGGGATTCAGCAGCTTCATTTGTTGACGTAAGCCAAAATTTTCCAGACGTACCCGTAGATGAGTGGTTAAAAGCTATAATAGAAAGATTTAATTTGGTCATAATAAGTGACCAGAAAGAACCGACGGTTATGAAAATAGAACCGTGGTCAGACTATTGGGAAGAAGGCAATGTAAACAAAGATTGGACGGAAATTGTAGACCAAGATTCTATTCAAATAAATTCAACTTTAGAGTTTCAAAAAAAGACTTTTGAATTTACAGATGCAGAAGGTGATGACAATTCAAATACATGGTGGCAAGAGAATATAGGCTGGATAAAAGGCAAATATTCTTATATAAACGAAAATGATTTTGCGACAGAAAACGCCAAAACAACACAAGTTTTCCAGCCTTATAGAAATTCACCAGTTTACAGCAACGTGTGCAGTACGTCACCATCTTCTATGCCAAATGTTTTAATACCTAAATTTTGGGAGTGGAACGGGGTTGTTGGAACTTTTGAGTGTGGTAAAAAATGGGTATCTAGTAAGCCCGTTCTTGCATATTACAACGGTATGCAAGATATTGGGAACGGTATTACGTGGGCAATAGACGGTGTGGATTACTCACAGTTTCCTTATTTTGCTGAATACAATACCTATGGCGTTACCACAACAACAAAGTCTTTGGCTTGGGGTTATGACTACCCAGACAACTTTTTAACGCCTGCAATAAGCGGTGGGACAACGGGAGGCACAACCTTAAAGTATTCATTTTACAATTACTGGTCACAACTATTTAGTGAAATTTATAGTAGTGATGCCCGTGTTATGACTTGTGATATTAATATTAATTACACTGAGTTATATGATTTAAAATTTAATGACAACTTATATTTAGATGGTTGTTTCTGGCGTGTTTTAAGTATTAGTAATTTTGCCGTTGGCGGTACTTCTTTGGCAAAAGCCAAACTAATAAAAGTTATAAATAAACCAATAGGTATTGGGTCAACGACTTGTAACGCAATACCAGATACTTTTGAAACAGATGGCACGGTTAATTTTGTAGATTCAGCAACGGGTTTAGCAGTACCTTCAACAGAACTGTGTTGTGTTTTAAACGGTTACGTTTGGGATAATGCAAATACAAGTTGTGTATCTAGGACTGTATCTGCAATAACGGGTGGACGTGGAGGCGGTGGAGGTAATGGGGGTGGAGGTGTTGGAGGCATACAGCCGTCTAATATTTATGCTAAACCAGCAAACCCTTACAATTCTTTTCCTTTAGCCAATGTTAGACTTTTTAGTCAAAGGGGTATTAATGGAACTAATATAAAAACTAACCTGCAAGCTACAACAACAACAGCCACGCCAGTTTTAGCTAAAACAGAAGCAGGCATAGACACATGGTTAATTCCTACGGACACCGTAATTTATATAAGAGTACAAGCCATAGCTGTTGAAATTGGAGGTACGGCTGGTGTCATAGGAAATACAGTAACCCAAAACGCACAAGGCACGGTAGCAAATACAAGGCTGTCAAATGGTGCAAAAGCAATTGCACGAAATGTAGGTACAACAACTATAATAGCAGAAAACAAAGATGCTTTAGGTAGTGCAGTAATTACAATTGATTCGCAACAAGCTAAAGATGGTGAGCAAGCCTTTTTTACTATTTCTTGTACGGGGTCTGCAAATGTGAAAAGTGCGTGGTTTATTGATTTAGAGATGACAACCATGCAAATAGATTCAGGACTTGACCAAGATGACGTGTACCCGATTTTTTACAACTTAGACCCAACAGAAGTAATGTTTACAAATTTACTAAGTGATGACTGGTTAATGTTTAATAAGATATGAAATACTATATTAATTCAATAGGGTATGCAATACCGCAAATGGTGAGAACCATGAAGACAAAAGAGGCAAAAGGACACCCACTTTATAGCCAATGGTATGGAAGACATTCAAAATCAAAGGGTTTTTTTAAGACTTTAAAACTGATAATACAAAATGGCTACCGTAAATAAAATACAAATTGTTGTTGAAGCTGAGGATAAAGCCACAGCCCCAATTTCTAAAGCTACCGAAGCCACTAAAAAGCTAGGTAAAGAATCTAAAAAAGTTTCAAAAGACAGCAAAAAAGATTGGGGTGGTCTTGGTGATTTGTTTTCTGGGTTGCTTCCTAGAAGTTTACAAAAAATGTCAAGGGGCTTTAAAGGCACACAACGACAAGTAGGGAGGTTGTCAAAATCTTTTAAGGTTCTAAAAGCTGCTTGGGCAGCAGTTGGTATTGGTGCTTTAATTATAGCAATTGAACTATTAATTGAAAACTTTGACTATTTGCGTGACTCTATTATGGGTGTCACACAAGCACAAAAGGATAGAAACAAAATAGAAGAAGCAGGCATAAATGCAACACGTGATGCGACTTCTGAGCTTGACGTATATAGAAATGTCCTTAACGATACAACAGCCAGCGAAGTAGCAAGAAAAGACGCCTTAGTAAAATTAGCTCAGGCAACGGGTTTGTTGGAGGGTATTGATATTAACGACCCAGAAGATGCTGAAAAAGTAAATAAAGCATACGAAGATTATTTAGACAACGTAGAAAAGCAAGCTGAATTTGACCAAGCTACCCTTTTGATAAAACAAAAGAAAAAGCTATTGGACGAAGACGAAGCAAAAAATCTTGACGCAATACAGAAAGGTCAGGTATATGCAATGTCTTTAATCAATCCAATTAAAGCATGGAATTTAAGAAAACAATTACAGCTTGAAAACCAAGCTAGGGTAGAATCTGAGCTTGTACAGTTACAACAACAGCAAGCAGATTTTCAAAAGGATGCAGCAGCTTCACAAGATGAAATAACTAAGGCTATAATAAAACAGCAAGAGGCAGCTAAAAAACTTGCTAAAGAAAAAGCTGATGCAAAAAAGAGAGCAGACAAAGTAAAAAGGGATGCAGAAGCAGCAGAAAAGAAAAGACTACAACAACAAAAAGCCGACGCAGAATGGTTAGCTAACCAGCGTATTACAATAGCGCAACAAACAGAATTACGTTTAATCCAAGACGAGGAACAAAGGCAAATTAGAAGTCTTGAAATTCAACACGAAACAGCTAAAGAAGAATTAAAAGCAAGGGGTGGGACTCTAACAGATTTACTTGAGTTAGAGCAAAAGTTTGAAATGGATAAGGAGGTAATCACAAATGACTTCAAAGAACGTGCTAAAGAAAAAGATAAAATAGAAAAAGAAAAAGAAAAGCAAGATAAAGCTACATTAAAAGCTGCTTTAGCCACTGACCAAGAAAATGAAATTTTACAAGTACAAGAAAGATATGCTAAACTTCAAGAGTTAGCAGAAGCAGACAGCGAAGAATCAAAACAACTAACTGAAAAATCTCGATTAGAAATAGAGGCTATAAATAAAAAGTTTAATGACAAAGAAATAGCTGAGAATGAAAAAGTGCAGGCTTTAAAAAAGCAAGCAGTTGGTAACC